TTTATCAATCACCGTCACCCAGAAACTAACTCTGGTAATACACTTACCCCAGTATAAAGAACATAAAAAACAATACTCCTTAGGACGATTAGGTCCTAAGGAGTATTTTCGTTTATGCTACATTTGACAAATGAG